TGTTTATTTCTGTTATTAAATCTTCAATTTTATTAGATAGATCAGGTCTTTCCTTTTTCAATCTGTTTAAAAAACTCAAAGAACCAGTAATCAATTGTTCAGGGCGGATAGATAATCTTTTTCCTATCTTTCTTTTATCGGATACTTCAAGATGTTTAGGATTTACACAGGATGGATTGAAGCAAGTTTGAGTTACTACTTCACTAGGTGACAATTCACCTCTCATTCCAGAAATTGATGAGAAATTACCATACATCATAAATGCATATCTACTTGCTGGTATAGTTTTTCCCATTACAGAAAACATACCATGACCTGTTCTATTTTTTGAAGCAAGCCAGATATGACACTCTGTATGTTTTTCAGAACGATCAACCTTTTTAAGAAATCGTTCTTGTATATTTTTATGATTTATTAATTTATCTTTTGTCATTGGTCTTTCTGTATATTTATGATAACACTTAATATTTATGATTTTAAAGAACTGTAAAATAATAAATAACTGTAATATGGCAATTCACCATAATTAAGAACACACATATATCTAGGAGATAAAAGATGCCTTTTACAATTAGTCCGGGCGTTATAACCAAAGAAATCGATTTAACTACTGTTGTACCTGAAGTATCAATGACAGAAGGAGCAATTGCGGGGCCTTTCAGGTGGGGACCAGCATATGAACGAACAATAGTATCTAATGAAGTAGAATTAGCAGGTATCTTTGGCAAACCCGATTCGGCCACATACAAAAACTTTTTTACTGCTGCAAGTTATCTCGCATATTCTGCGAATCTTAAAGTAGTACGTACACCTAATACGACTGACGCAAAAAATGCAACAATGGACTCAGCAAATACAGTTTATATTGCAAATGATGAAGATTATGAAAACACTTATGATCCTCAAATGGGTGGATCACAAAGTAATCTATTCGGTCCCTTTGTAGCAAAATATCCTGGAGACTTAGGAAATAGTTTAAAAGTTTCTATGTGTGGTGCTGCTAAAGCAAATACTAACGCAGATGGAACACTTAATGCTAATACGGATGTTGCATTGTCTGGAACTTCCACTTGGGCAGTATCAGGAGGAGCTCTTGCAGGATCATCAACTGAATATTTAACAGAATTAAGTGTTGGAGATGTTATTGTTCTTGGTGGATATTCATTAGTAATTCTTACAATTGCTGATGCGACTACTGCTACCGCAGGAAGCTTATGGGGTACAGATATAGGTAGTGGAACAGCAGCACGTAAAATGAGATCAGGATTTTCAGAACCAGTTTCTCACATGATTGGTACTGTATCGGTCACTGCTAATGGTTCTACTATAACAGGAGTATCTACTCAATTTGATACTCAAATGACTGTCGGTGATATTATAAAAGTTACTGGAAACGGAGAAGAACGAAAAGTTACTGTTGTAAGTAGTGCTACTTCAATGACTGTTGAAAATCCATTTGTAGTTACTGCAGCAACAAGTACTTTCTCACGGACATGGGAATATGCCGGTTCATTTGATGATACTCCTACTACTACTGCACATGTAGCAAAAGCTATGGGAGCATATGATGAACTTCATATAGTAGTAGAAGATCAAGATGGAAATATTACTGGTGCGAATAATACTATAATGGAAACATATTCGGGTGCTTCAGTATCATCTGGTGCTAAATCAGAAGACGGACAAAGTAATTATTATAAAGATCGAATTAATAGAAAGTCTTCTTACATTCGTTGGATGGATCATGATTCTTCCGGAGATGTAGATGCGGCTTATGGAACTACTGCATGGGGTGGAGCCTCAACGGGAACATTTAATGCAAAAGGTACCATTGTTACAGCAAGTATGACTGGTGGACATTCCGGTTCAGCTTCAACTGATGGAAATATTCAAATCGGATTAGATGAATTTAAAAATACAGAAGAAGTAGATGTAACACTTTTAATGACAGCGGATGCTTCTGCTGCCACACAAATTTATGCTATTAATAATATTGCAGAATATCGTAAAGATTGTTTAGCATTTATTTCACCTTTACAGGCTAATGTTGTTAATAATGCCGGCCAAGAACTTACTGATGTAAGAGCTCATCGTGATTCAATGCCAAGTTCTTCTTATGCAGTTATGGATTCTGGATGGAAGTACATGTATGATAAGTACAATGATGTATATCGATACATTCCTTTGAATGGTGATATTGCTGGATGTTGTGCATTTACTGATGATACCCGTGATCCATTTTGGTCTCCTGCTGGCGCAGTGAGAGGAAATATTCGAAATGCAATTAAACTTCCTTTTAATCCAAACAAAACACAAAGAGATGGACTTTATAAAAAGGGCATTAATCCTGTAGTGGGAATGCCGGGTCAAGGAATTATACTTTTCGGAGATAAAACTCTCTTATCAAAACCAAGTGCATTTGATCGTATCAATGTACGTAGATTGTTTATCCTTTTGGAAAAATCAATTGCTAATATGGCAAAATCTTTCTTGTTCGAATTTAATGATGCATTTTCTCGTTCAAGATTTGTATCTACTGTAGAACCTTTCTTGAGAAATGTTCAAGGAAGACAAGGAATTCAAGATTTTGCGGTTATTTGTGATGAATCTAATAATAGTGGAGAAGTTATTGATCGAAATGAATTCCGTGGAGACATCTACGTGAAACCATCACGTTCAATTAACTTCATTCAACTACAATTCGTAGCAGTACGATCTGGTGTTGAATTTAGCGAAATTACAGGCGGATAATACTAGTATAAATACTAATATAAACATAGAAGAATGAGAAAAGACGGTAGTGCCGAAGGGCGTACTTGTAAAAAAGACTTTCTCATTCTTTTTAACATAACTACCGGCGCGTAAGCGTAAAGGAGAAACAATGGCTTCAGATTTTACATTAAGTACTTTTTTATCTAAAATGGCAACAGGTGGGGCATTACAGTCTTTGTTTACTGTTGAGTTAACACCCCCTAGTAATTTAGGTGGTAGTCCCGGATCTTCAGGGGCGGAATCCGATTTTCAGTTTTTTGCAAAAGCGACAACTTTTCCGGAATCTGCAATAACGGCTACAGAAATTTCTTATATGGGAAGACCAATAAATATTCCCGGTAATAGAGAAGTTCAGCAATGGAATATGACCATGTATAATGATGAAGATTTTAAAATCCGGAATCTGTTAGAAAGTTGGATGGAAGGTTTAAATGCTCATCAAGCTAATACAAGAGCTAAGACCATGATACCTTTTATTGGTTATACTGGAACAATGGGTGTTCATCAATGGGCAAAAGAGGGCGGAGAAAAGCCATCAAAATCATATAGTTTTCATGGTGTTTGGCCCTCTTCTCTTGGAGAAATTACTCTCGATTGGGAAACTAATGAAATTCAAGAATATGAAATAACTTGGGAATATTCGTATTGGTCTTCCAAGAATAATGCAATAGGACAATAGGATTTTAAATTATGGCAATTGAATTATTTGGTTTTTCTATAGGAAGAGTTGATAAGGACGAAAAAAGAAAAAAGTCCTTTGCTCTTCCTGAACCAGAAGATGGTGCACTTGAGGCGGGACCCACAGGATCTGCATATGGAATGCATGTAGATTTTGAGGGTTTAGCTAAAAATGAAGCTGAAATGATACAGAAATATCGCGACATGGCGAATTTCCCTGAGTGTGATCAAGCAATAGATGATGTTATTAATGAAGCGATTGTTACTAATAGAGAGGAAAATCCTGTTAGTATAAGTCTTGAAAAATCAGACCTTTCCGACAACATTAAAGAAAGCATAAAAACTGAGTTTACAGAACTGGTTCGTTTGCTTGATTTTCGAAAAATTGGATATGAATTACTTAAAAAGTGGTATGTTGATGGTAGAATGTATTTTCATATTATCATTGATGATAAAAACCCCAAACGTGGTATATTAGAACTACGCCCAATAGATCCCCTAAAAATAAAAAAGGTTAGACAACCAAAAATTATTCAAACACCTCAAGGTGCACAACTTGATACTTCTGGATTTCAAGAATATTATATGTTTAATGAAATGGGAATTACTAGTGAAAAGGGTGGAGTAACGATGCAAATAGCTCCTGATTCCGTTTCTTATGTTCATTCTGGTATATTAGATGTAGATAGAAAAGTTGTATTGGGACATCTACACAAAGCAATCAAACCTCTTAATCAATTACGAATGATCGAAGATGCGGTTGTCATCTATCGTATTTCACGTGCTCCTGAACGTAGAATTTTTTACATTGATGTTGGTAATTTACCTAAGATCAAAGCAGAACAGTATCTACGTGATATCATGAACAAATATAAGAACAAATTGGTATATGATTCTCAGACTGGTGATATTAAAGATGACCGTAAGCACATGAGTATGCTAGAGGATTACTGGCTTCCACGTAGAGAAGGTGGTAGAGGTACAGAAATTACAACGTTGCCGGGAGGGGAGAATCTTGGTGAATTGGCTGA